TCTTTTGGAAGGTGATAGTAACGCTTCACGGGCCTTCCGTGAACGTGTTGACCCTTGGTGGTCCAATAAACTTGGATACGAGGTTACGCCTCGCCTCATTCTACAAAAAATGGGTAGTGAAGCTTGCAGAGACAATATAGCAGATAACATCTGGATTGCAGCCTTAGAGAAACGAATACAAGGATATCAAGATGTGGTTATATCCGATACTCGTTTTCCTAATGAGATTGATTTTATTCGGAGTGCCGGCGGCAAGATTATCCGTGTAAAAAGAGGTAATGACCCATCACCAGAAGAACTTTCCAAGATGCATATATCAGAGACGGCATGGAACAACTATATTCCAGATATTATTATTCACAATGAAGGAACAGTGGATGAACTTAAAGAAAATATAAAAAATATCTTGACACAGAAAGAAAAAGATGTTAGTATATATTACAGTTTGACAATATGAGGAGTATAATATGAAGTTTAGTGATAAGACATTGGCAGTTCTAAAGAACTTTGCCTCAATCAATAGTGGTGTGGTTCTAAAGTCAGGACAAACCCAAAAAACCATTTCACCTGAGAAGTCCATTCTTGTTGAGGCAACTCTAGAAGATAACATTCCATCTGACTTTGGTATCTATGACTTGAACCAGTTCCTTGGTAATGTTACAACCTTAAAGAATCCTGAGTTAAACTTCTCTAAGGATAATGTTACGATTGATGATGGAGAGTTTTCTCTTACATATCTTTCCTGTTCACCTAATCTAATCATTTCACCTCCAGATAAAGAGTTGACACTGAAACAGGTTGATTGTAAGTTTTCTCTTACTAATGCCGTTCTACAGAAACTCCTCAAGATTGCTACGATGAACTCCTTACCAAATCTTACAGTTGTTGGTAAAGAGGGTGAACTTCGTCTAAAGATCCATGAGAAGGCTAATGATACATCTAATCATGGTTCGGTGAAGATTGGTGACTATGCTGGTTCAGATTTTGCTGCTACATTCAAGACAGAGAACCTAAAGTTGCTTCCTGATGATTACAATGTGGAACTACAGAATGGTGCCTTTGCAATGTTCGTGAATGTTGCTGGTAATCTGAAATACTTTATTGCATTGGAAACAAAGTGATGCCTAGCAAAATCTATGATGTGTTATTGATGGTCTTTACAGGTGCCACCATCATTGCATTTGTTTATGTGATTGCTAACAATGTTGCTCTCCATGAACTTTATATCCAAAAATGTAAAGATGGTGGCGGTGTTGCCGTTGTAGCGGCGAATGGATATGTTTGTGTTAACCCTAGCGCAATAATTGAGGTGGACTAAAATGAGTATGATTGGGCATAACCAGCAGCAACGGTCGGTTCAAGGCCTTACAGAAGAAGATCGTAAGATCCTCCGTAAGGCAGTTATGGAGATGAATGACTCCATGACCCGTGTTGGTGCTGAAAGAGAACTACAAAAAGAAACTACAAATGAGGTTGCCGATAAACTCGGCATTGATAAGAAGTTATTCCGCCGTATGTCTCGGGCATACTTCAAGGCCAACTTCAAAGAAGAGGTCCAAGAGAATACGGACTTTGAAGAGTTTTACACCACTGTTATGGAAAAGACGGCATCTTAATGAGTGAATATTTGCTATGTGAAAAATACCGTCCTCATAAAGTTGAGGACACAATCCTGCCACATCGTCTAAAGAAGGTGTTTCAGGATTATGTGGCACAAGGTGATATACCTAATCTAATGCTAACTGGTCCTGCCGGTTGCGGCAAGACCACCATCGCCAAGGCCATGTGTGAAGAACTTGGTTTAAACCATCTCTTTATCAATAGTTCTGATGAACGTGGTATTGATACACTACGAACCAAGATTAAAGGATATGCCTCTACCATTTCTCTTACAGGTGGTCGTAAAGTTATCATTCTAGACGAGGCCGACTATCTTACACCAGAGGCGCAGGCAGGCCTGCGTGGAGCAATTGAGGAGTTTAGTGAGAACTGCTCCTTTATCTTCACCTGTAATTTTAAGGCAAGGTTGATTGAGGCACTACATTCTCGGTGTGCCGTTGTTGACTTCTCCTTGAAAGGTGATGAAAAATCCAAGATGGCCTTGGAGATGTTTAAACGACTAAAAACAATACTAGTAACAGAAGGGATTGAATACGATGCAGACGTATTGGGAAAAATTGTTGCAAGGTATTTCCCAGATTATCGAAGGACTCTTAACGAATTACAACGTTATTCTTCTGGCGGATCTATTGATGCTGGTGTTCTTGCTCAGGTTGACAATGTAAGAAAACTGGATGACCTGATTAAGGCATTAAAGGAAAAAGATTTCACTGCCATGCGTAAGTGGGTTGTCTCCAACTCTGATGTGGATCCAGCAAGGATTTATCAAGATATTTACGATGGAATGAATACATTTCTTAAACCTGAATCCATCCCATATGTGGTCATTACAATTGCAAAATACCAGTATCAACAGGCCTTCGTTTCTAGTCAGGAAATAAATCTAGTCGCAGCATTAACGGAAATTATGGTTGAGGCGGAGTTTAAGTAATGGATGTCTTTAAAGAGATCATACCTTCCATTCAGCAAACTAAAAAAGACCTATCTAACGAAGAGGGGTTTACAAAGAGTTACCTACCCTTTATAGTTAATAGGTCTCTGTCATTTCATTACGATTGTGTGATGCAGGTGAATGAGATGAATAAGTATCCTGGATTGAATAGCAAAATGCAGTATGACTATCTCTTCAATTCTATAAGAGGTTACAAGAGAAAGTTTGAACCTTGGCAAAAGTTATCCAAAAATGAAAATTTGGAAATTGTAAAAGAATACTTTTGTTATTCCAATGAGAAGGCGAAAGATGTTCTATCATTACTTTCGGAAAAACAGATTAATGTTATAAGAGAAAGTCTGAATAAAGGTGGTATAAAAAAGAAATAAAATGTTTCTTTGAAAAAACCTTTTTGCCTAAATAAAGGTAGAAAGGATGCTATTATGACTAATGTAATAGGTTATAATCAACTGCCTGATAGAGAAGAGTTTGTTGATCTATACATAAATCAAGGTAAGTTACAGAGAGAACTTGCTGAAATATATGGATGCGGAAAATTAAGAATCCGTCAATGGATAAAAAAATTTGGATTAGAAACTAGAATACAAGGTGGAGGTAACAATAGAAAATATGATGTAACAAAAGAACACTTGTTATATTTGATAAACAATAAACATACCAATGATGAAATTGCTGATCTTTTAGGGATGTCTAGAAGTAATGTAGCAAGATGCCTAAGTTCATTCGGCCTAAAGAGAGAGTTAAATATACCAGAATATCAAAAGTATGCGAGAAAGGTCAGATACCTTACAGAAACCAATTATGCTAAATACAAAGAGATCATAAATCCTGATGACTATCCAAGAACATTATGTGGTGTGGATGGTGGTTATCAATTAGATCACATACTTGGTGTAAGAGAATGTTTTGATAAAGGTTTGTCTATTGAGGAATGTTCTAGTTTAACAAACCTTCAAATGATACCTTGGAAAGCAAATCTCCAAAAAAGAAAAATGAAGGGTAAAACTGATGAATACTGACGATATTTTAAAGGATTTTATTGAAGTGAAATTGCCAGATCCACAAGCCTTTTTAAAAGTTAAAGAAACTTTGACTCGCATTGGTGTTGCTTCCAAAAAAGACAAAACACTTTATCAATCAGTCCATATTTTACATAAACAAGGTCGTTATTTCCTTCCGCATTTCAAAGAAATGTTCATGTTAGACGGTAAACCTACTGATTTCTCCGAAGAGGATAGAGGTCGCCGTAATACTATCGCCAACCTTTTGGCAGAATGGGGTCTTGTAAATCTTGTTGATAAGAACAAGAGTGCTGATCCACTTACACCTCTAAATAGAATCAAAATTATTTCATATGGCGAAAAGAATGAATGGAATTTGGTCGCTAAATATTCTCTAGGTAAGAAGAGATATCCAGACCAAGAATAAACTGGAGTATATTATGACTACATTGAAAATATTTAAAACACATCCATCAATAAAGTTACCAGCAAAACAGACCACACAGTCAGCATGTTTTGACTTGTCTTTCCAAGGTTACGGTCATAACACATACGAAGGTTATAGCCAGCAGAATAAAAACTTTAAAAGACCTATGAATAATCAAATTGTTATTCAACCTGGTGACCGTGTTATGGTTCCTACCGGTCTTATCATGGACATACCAGAAGGTTTCTCCGTGCGCCTCCACGCCCGCTCCGGTGCGTCCTTAAAGCAAGGACTGGTTCTAGCTAATGCTGAAGGTGTTATTGATTCCGACTATGTTAATGAAGTTATGGTTCTTGTTTATAACATGTCACAGAACCAGATTACTATTAATAGTGGTGATCGCATAGCACAGGCAGAATTGGTTGAAGATATTAAATATTCTATAGTAGAATCAGCGACAAGACCTGGTGTTAAGACTAATAGAAAAGGTGGTATGGGATCAACCGGTGTATCATCGGATGGTCCAACAATAATTATTAAGGTACAAGAACCACCTCCAGTGGTTCCAAAAAGTAAAGACAAAAAAACTCCTATTAAAAAAGCAATTGCTAATTCTGAAATACCTGAAAAAAGAGGTAGAGGAAGGCCTAAAAAATAATGTTTCCAATACACCTATCAACTATGTTAAGAATGTGTGGTGCGATAACTCTTCCTGGTCAAGCTTCAGGTTTAAGAGTTATGATAAACAATTTGATACCAGCAGTAGAAGGTGATAGAGATAGTCATGATAATTTAGGTATGCTTATTAATATATTGCAACATAATGTATTAATAGGAGGTATGCCTGCTATTCCTTCTATTGTTAGCGGAGCCGCACCTGACATTCTGGGTATCATACCTCATGTCCAAGGATTTCCTATTCCTATTGGAGGTTCACCTAATGTTATGATAGGTCAAGGTAGTATGATGGCTATGCTTGGTCTAGGAACAAACTTTCAAGTAGGCGAATTACTTTCTATAGGACAGCAAATTATTGGAACTATAACTTCGGTTACTCAAGTTAGTAGTTCATCTTCTGTTTTGAAAATAAATAATCTCAGTCCAGGAGTATCTGTTTCACCAGGTCAAACTGTGGTTGGAGATACATCAGGAAGCACAATGAAAGTTTCAGTTGTAGCTGACAGTAGGCCAGGTTCATATCCTTCTTTTACGGATGTTTCTAATACCAGCTTTAGTAATACAACTACTGGTGGTGTAACAGTTACTACTACAGTTGATGCTATTGTGATAGACACAGGTGAGAATATAGTATTACAAGATTATTTTGATTATTATCCTTCAATTAATTTAACCGCAGCATTGGTGACAACATGACAGTATCTATTAAAAATATGACAGCAACGTGGTCGGATCCGGCTAATACTTCTTATACAGCAATTGGTATGAATGTTAATGCACCTTTTGGTGCTAATGCAAATTCAAAGATATTGAATCTGGAAGTTAATAGTTCATCAGTCTTTAGTGTAAACGGAGACGGTTCTTTTCAGGCAAACACACAATATGGTGGAATAGGAAGCTATATTATGCATAGTGGATTACCAATTGAAAATTTCCTTGAAATGTTTGCCGATAAAAATGCTTATGGTGGTGCAACTTTTTCTGGTTCAGGTATAGGTCAGAGCGGAACATGGAGAATGATGGGTTATACCACTTATAATATAGTTAATGGTGATATTAACGAAACACATGTTCTATTTTTGACTGTAAGAATCTCTTGACAAGACCATAAACTTTACTATATAATATATGTGAATGTTTCCAGGAGGATTCATTCACTTTATTCTCGCTAACTATAGGAGAAAACCATGACTAAAGAACATCTAATATTTGATCCATTTTCCTTCGCTGGTGGTATTCCTAAAACTGCCATTGGATTTGATACAATCCTAAAGCGATTACAGGAAGCAAGTGAATACGCTCCAAAAATCCCATCATACCCTCCATACAATATCAAGAAGGTCGACGATGAACATTTTGTTATCGAAATCGCCCTTGCTGGTTTCGGAAAACAGAACCTTGATATTGAATTGAAGGATGATGTTTTGACGGTTTCTGGCCGCTTAGAGAATGATGATAAAGACTACATTTTCAAAGGTATTGCTGACCGTGCTTTCACTCGCCAATTTACACTTGCC